AAATAACAATAATCAATTTGTTGCAGCAGATTTAACTATTAATAGATTGAAAGGGAATGGTAGTGACCAATTTAATACATCAGTTGTGAAATTTTTAGATACGGGAGTTTCGGGGTCAAATTATTCGAATGATAATACTGCTGGTCTTACTGTATATGCTTACACCACGGGCCTAAGTGCCGACGCTGGAACATATGAAGCTGGTTATACAAACGATGATGGAAGTGATGGAGCTTCTATATCATTTCATGATAATAATGCTAATATTTTTCGTTTTTGGGCATTTAATCTTAATAATGGGGGTTGTTTATTTAGTTCTACGGGTAGTGGTTAGTTGTCAGGAAATCGTATTTCTTCAACGGATATGAGAATGTATTTCGCCAATGCATCCATTGCACACTCACAAGTGGCAATAAATACTGGTCTAAATACAGGAGCAAGAGCCGCACATAATATATTTGTTCATGCTGTATATCACTGGAATGCTGGTGGTTTGGTTACATTCGGTGCCTCTCCATCCAGACTATCATTTGCGGCAATTCATGATGGTTTAACATCAAATGAATCAGGTTAATTTTTCAGTTTTATTCAAGCATATCGTCAACAAATTGGTGGAGGTTGGGTATAATTATACGTTATGGCAATACTTTATTATCCAGCAGGAAATTTTTTGGGAGCAAGAAACACGGCTAATCCGGGGTTTGAACAAATTATTTTGAATAATAATCCCAGTACAGTATTTTATTTTGGAACGGGTTCAGGAATAAATGCCGTTACTGCATCAATGATGTTAATTACATCATCATATTCTACCACTTCATCTTGGACATTTGCATCAATCTCATCTTCGTATGCGAATTCTGCTTCTTTTGCAAATCAATCAATTAGTTCAAGTTATGCTAGAAGTGCCTCGTGGGCACCGGGGACAACATCAAGTTCTTACAATTATCAAACAGGTTCATATACGTTACAAAATGGAGATTTAGGAACAAATGTTGTGGTAAATTCTTCTTCATTTTCCATAATAACAATTCCATCAGGATTATCTTCTTCATTTAACTGTAAATTTTATCAAAGTGGTTCAGGAAGAATAGTTTTCACAGGGTCATTAGGAGTAAACATAAGAAGCGTAAACAACGTATTTTCATCCGCCGGGCAGCACTCAACCGTTAATCTTTATATAGGTAAAAGCGGAGAATATATCCTAGAGGGAGATTTGGGTGACTTTAACGCACAGTTAGTTGGATGGGAAGATTTTTCATCATTAACTCCCGGCAACTACACTAATACGGGGTCAGGATTAATTTTTACAACTGCCTCATTATGGCAATCATCGTGTATTACAGGCTCATTTTTTGTTGGTAGCGGGTCAGGATTTCATCTCAGTTCTAATAAATTGGCAACTTCACAATCCATAAATTATGTTCAATTTACAAGTTCCAATGTTTACTTTGGTAAAATGTTAAATGGAAATAATTACAATGTGGTTAGAATTGGGGCATTAGGTGCTATGCCGGGAGGAACAACAACAGGTGGAGTAAATTCTTCTATGTTTCTTGGTTTACAACCGTGGACAAGTAGTACCAATCAATACATAATATACATACAAAACTTTACATTTTACAATGCTCCTGCACCTGATGCGTGTTATGTTCCTAATACATCAACGGGATATAATGGTGGTAGAAATGTTAATGGGTCGTTTTCAGATAGTACACCTAAAACATTGGGTGGAGTTGTAACGCCGTCTTATATGGGTATGCCTATATTTGTTTCACCAAGAGCAGGATTTATAGGTATGCAATTTAACAAGACAACGGGTAGTCTTTGGTCAATAATAGCATATCAAGGATATACTGATTTTGATTATACATATGAAGATTTAAGAATATGGTTGGAAACAGGTAGAATGAATAAGCCATTTTCAAGAGCTGTCCAGCCGGGCGTTTATACTACTACTATTTCAGAATCTTTTGGCCTTTTGGATACAGCTACGTTTAATTGGGCAACTAATCCCGGCGGAACCGATGCAAATACAAAACCAATGACATTTTATGCTTTTGGTGCAAGTAATTGTATATATTAAATTTTTAATTTTATAAAAAAATATGTATTAAGTATAAGGTAAAAAGTTATGAGTGAAAAAATCAAAATGACAGACGGTGAACTCGCAGAAGTTAAAATGTTACAAGAAAAGTTTCAGCACAAGATTTTTCAAATTGGGCAACTGACCATTCAAAAAATGGAAACCGCATCCACTATGAAACATCTTTCTGAACAGGAAATAAAATTGGAAGATGAATGGAATACGCTTAAAAAAATGGAGAACGAACTGATAGAAAAACTGTTGTCAAAATACGGTGAAGGCTCGTTGGATATGAGAGAAGGCACGTTTATTTCCGAGAAAAAGCCTTCGGTGACTTCTTAAGAAAAATTGCGTTTTCAAAAACACAAATAATACACGTTTCAAAAAATTGACAATATTTATATTTAGGTCATTTAAGATGACTACAAACCAAAAGAAATAAGAGAATATGCCAATACAAGAAGGTGGTACATTTAGCCCGGACAGAAACGTTGTGTCGCCCGGCGTTTTCACAAGAGAAAATAATCTGTCAGGTATAGCAGCGGGCGTTGCTAACATCGGTGGTGCAGTTGTGGCTCCATTTGCCCAAGGTCCAGCCTATTCACCAATAATTCTGACAGACGTGAATACATTAGCGAACATGTTTGGTAATCCCGACGGTGTTTATTATGGTCCCTACACCGCAGCTCAATATTTACAAGAACAGGGAATCGTAACGATTTGCAGAGTCGGTGGGTTGACAGGTTATCAGCAAAATTACCCATTTGCCCTATGGGCAGTAAAAGGTGAATGGAATGAAAATGAATCCGAAGGCGCTTTGAATAGTGCCGAATCATTTGTATATTTTTCAGGTAGTGTTACCAATCCAACGTATTCTTATGCTGAATCCATCACTTTCGTAAACACCAATTACAGTTCTTCCGCGACAAAAGTATTCAATATTGGTGGTGGTACTTCGGCTACACAATCAATATCAAGCTCATTTACCCAAAGTGTATTAACCATTAATAATCCAACCGTCACAATTACTTTTGCTGCCGGCGCAGCCGATGATACGGCTTTGAATCCGAATTCGACCAGCGGTAGTATTTTGTATTATGGACAAACAATTTCATTGGGAACAGCCAATGTAATTTACGCAAGTGCAAGTTTATCCACAGTTTTGACTTCTTCGACGATAGTTACTTCACCGTCGTCTTCGACAGTTTATATCAATTATGGTGTCAATACATCATCATTTTCATCATCAATAGCTAATGGAACATTTTCCGCTTCGATTATCAATCCTTCATCGGTATTTTTCCCGTTGGGAAGTTATCCTTGGGGTGGTTATGAAGCAGGTGTTGCAACCACTTTGGAATTTATCAGTTCCTCTTTGACGGTAAACTTGGGAACTTGTGGTTTTCCAACTATCAATTTAAGTGGTGTCATTACAGGTACTTTTGGTAATTTCAATGGCACATTCACAAGTCAAGCTTCAACCTTTAATCCGTGTATCCTGCCAAACGGCGCATGGACGGGAAGTGGTGACATGAGATTACTTGCTGTATTAGCAGACACCGAAGCAGGCGGCATTCAAAATCTTGTCGCTCCGGGTTTCTATGGTTCCACATTAAGTATGACGAACCCGATTACCGGTAGTGGTGTCAATGTTATTCCACTTAATTACAGTCTGACATTAAAGAACAGTAATAGTTCGACACCTTACGGAATTTATCAATTTTCATTAAATAGTGAAGACCCAAGTTACATTACCAATGTTTTTGGTCATGTTCCTACAGTGGGTAATCCAGCCAAACAAGTTGCTGGTCAAAAGATTGAGGCAGCATATCTATATTCAATTTATGAGGATACTATTGCTGAAGTTGTTGATGAACGCGATCTTTGGATGATTGTCGGCGCAGCCCTTCCATCAGGTTCGTTGGCAGGCGCGCCGATGAATTTCACCGACCAATATTCATTTGCTCCATCAACGGGTGATAGTGCATTTTCAATTCAAGAGGCGGTCACTCCTTGGGTACTTTCCCAAGCCATTGCTTCCTACAATAGTGGTTCAGCTCCACACAGATTTGAATTGTTCAAAATCCACACCATTGCTGATGGAACTTATACAAATACTCAATTTAAAGTTCAAATTAGTAATGTGAAGTTGGCGGGTACGGTTGCAGGTAGTGATTGGGGTTCATTTACCCTTACACTTCGCAAATACAGTGATACTGATAAGCGTCCTGTCATTGTTGAACAATACAATAATTTGAACCTTAATCCTGACGACCCGAACTATATTGCTCGTATAATTGGTGACATGTATAGTTACATCAATTTTAATGGCAAAGTTATAGAGTTCGGAACCTATCAGAATAATAGTAAAAATATCAGGGTGGAAATGACGACTAACACTTATCCTGTGTCGGCTCTTCCTTATGGATTTGAAGCGTATGTCACACCAACAAACGGTGCCATGAGTTATTGGACGCCAACAATGAAATACACCAAGGCATCAGTTTATGGGTTGAATCCGGGCAAGTATCCATCAGGCATCACCTTTAACGATGCTCCTACAGGTGCAGATGCTGAATTGTTCAGTTTGTATCCACAAACAGGTTATCCAACCGTAACAGGAGTTGGCGCGGCGGAGAATAATGCACAATACATGGCTCCAATTCCATCATTTAATACGAGTGGTGTAACTTACTTGAGTACGGGAAGAAACACCATATTTGCTTTGGATTTGGATTATGAAGTATATGGTGTAAGCACCGGTTCCTTCCTTCCAAGCGGTAGCAATGCTATTCCTGTAATATATGACCCTGTAAATGAACCAACCTATGTCAAAATGAGAAACTTTGTATTCGGTTTCCAAGGTGGTTTTGATGGTCAAAGTCCAGCCATTCCAATCAATGTCGGTGGTGATATCATTGCCGGTAACACTCAAGGTTTGGATTGCACAACCGTCAATTCTGCAGGTTCAATTGGATATAATCAAGCTATTACAGCCCTCAGTAACGCTGACCAATATGACATTAATCTTATTGTGACTCCGGGTATTATCTACGAAGAACACCCATATGTCACCAACTTGGTTGTTGACATGTGTGAGGCTCGTGGGGATTGTTTTTATATTACAGATTTTTATGTGGATGAAGGCAATCCATCTAACAGTCAGATTACTCAGGTTGTTGGTTATGCAGCTGAATTTGATACAAGTTATGCTGCAACCTATTATCCTTGGGTTAAAATCCTTGATACTTACAACAATTTGATTGTCACCGTTCCACCATCTGTGGTGTTGCCGGCAGTTTATGCCAATAACGACAAGGTGGCGGCCGAGTGGTTCGCGCCAGCCGGTCTAAACCGTGGTGGTATTCCAATCGCTACTCAGGTAACGGACAGAACTACACACGAAGACCGTGACGCGTTGTATGAAGGTAAAGTCAATCCTATTGCATCATTTCCGGGTTCCGGCATAGTGGTGTGGGGACAAAAGACATTGCAAAATGCCAACAATGCTACAAACAGAATCAACGTTCGCAGATTGTTGATTAACATCAAGAAATTTTTTGCTTCAACTTCACTTTATTTGGATTTTGAACAGAATGTGGCTTCTACCCGCAACAAGTTCTTGAGCATTGTAAATCCATATTTGGAATCAGTGCAACAAAGGTCGGGTCTATACGCCTTCTTTGTCAAGATGGACGATACGAATAACACACCTGATATTATCGATCAGAATATACTTTATGGGCAGATTTATTTGCAGCCAACCAAGACGGCGGAATTTATCATCCTTGATTTCAATATTCTGCCAACGGGTGCAAGTTTCCCTAACGCATAACGTTAATCATTAAAAACAGAAAATCCCCAATCCGCAAGGTTTGGGGATTTTTTACTTAACAAATGTCTATTTATTATTAATATGAACCCTGATACCAATTTGCCCCACTCGACACCACCAAAAAGGGGCGGTGTGAGATTAAACGTTAGAGGGGCGGGAGCATTAATTTTAGCCAAGGACACAGGTAGATTGCTATTTGCTTTTCGTATTGCTGACCGCCATACACGACCACATCTTGTATGGAATTTGTGGGGTGGACCAGTAGAATCGAATGAAAATCCCGAAACGAGTGTAGTGCGATGGTCAAAAATTCAAACAGGTTATAAAGGGCAATTTGCTGATGTAATACCATTATACACATTTTTCAATAACCAAACAAATTTTAGATACCATAATTATTTGTTAATTGTAGAAAATGAATTTTGGCCAAGTTTAGACAGAAAGTTAACGGAAGACTATAAATGGGTCGAATATGGAAAGTGGCCGGACCCCCTTTATCCAACAGTCAGTGCCTTACTTCGTGAAAAAGGGCCTGAAATTATAAAAATAATTGAAAAGAATGCCATCAGGGAAAGTCTCTTATTAAAGGGTAACATAATTAAACTAAAAGATATTATAAAAAATATGATTTTGAGTGAGAAAGTGATTTATTAATATGGATTTTCTTGATACCAAACCGCGTTCAAATTTGCCAAGTTCTAGTCCGCCAAGACGACTAAATGTGAGAAGGAACATCAGAGGGTCAGGCGCTTTAATATTGGCAAAAGACACAGGCCAATTATTATTTGCTCTTCGGGCTAGCCGATACGTTGGTCCTGAAAGACCGCGTGAATGGAATTTATGGGGTGGAAGATTGTATCTTCATGAAAGCCCTGAAATGGGTGTAATTAGAAATGCAAAAGAACAAACAGGTTATAAAGGAAATTTTGAAGACGTAACACAACTGTATTCATTTATAAGCCTTTATACAAATTTTAGATATTATACTTATTTGTTGACGGTGGAAAATGAATTTACACCAACCATAGATAGAAAATTGATAGACCATTATCAGTGGGTGGAATATGGAGATTTTCCATCGCCCCTTCATCCCGCCGTTAAAACGTTACTTGACAGAGCAGGTCACAAAATAAAAAATATAATCGATAAAATTTTTCTTAAAGAAAGTCTTGCAGACGGCACCCCTCATTCAATTAAATTAAAAAACCTAATAAAAGACTTGTGGTAATAAGAACCGTAGGATATGATTAAATTAAAAGACATGATACCCAAGAAGTATTTTTATCATATTACTCCAAAGAAAAATATTCCGAGTATGAAGATACATGGTATAGTTCCCAAACCCGACAAACCTGCTCCGTTTTGCAGTAAAGAAATTTGTCTGTTTGACAATAAAACCACGATGGAAGATGCTTTGATGAATTGGTTGGGTGATAAATTTGATGAAACCGAACCCTTGGTTTGCCTTACCATAAATGCTGCAGGACTAAAAATATATCCATCTGATGTGGGTTACGAATTTAGAACATTGGAACCCATACCGTGGAAAAACGTCGTAAAGATTGAGGATATATGATTAAACTGAAAAATCTTATAGGAGAATCCAAACCAAAAAACCCAAGAGTTGGTAAATGTTATGAACTTTCAGGCAGATATGTTTTGGAGCACCCCAAAGCCATTCTTGTTCATGGCAGATTAATCAATCCTTTTAAACGGGGACTTACAGAACTCGACCATGCATGGGTTGAAGTGGGCGATGAAATTTTTGACCCCGTAATGGATATAATTTGGCCAAAAAATGTCTATGAAGATTTTTTTCATGCTAAACCAAACAAAAAATATTCTTTTATAGAGGTTGTAAAAATAGTGGATAGGGCGGAAAATTGGGGGCCTTGGGAAAACATAAATTTGACAGAAAATGAATCAGACGAAGAACATGCGGATGCATTGAGAAAAACGGGATTTTGGGGAAAAGCAGGAGCTGGGGCGTTAATCATGGCAAGAACCACGGGCAGGCTTCTGCTTCAATTAAGGGGCGACTACGTTGAACAACCCAATACATGGGGAGGTTGGGGCGGTGCAATTGATGCCGGTCTTTCACCTGAGTCGGCAATGCAAAAGGAAATTGAACAGGAAACAGGATTGAAAAGCAGTCAGATAAGGGAAATCATACCGCTTTATATTTTCAGGCACCCAAGCGGATTTAGATATTATAATTTTTTGGTGACGGTTGATGATGAATTCATACCACGACCAAGCCCAACCAACGAATGGGAAATCAGCGGTTTTCGCTGGGTGAAATATGGCCAATGGCCTTCCCCATTACATTTTGGTTTACAGATTTTACTTCAACGTTCAGGCAAAAAAATAAGAAAGATTATTGATAAAAATTCCGAGGGCGGAAGGTTGGTCGAGGCAATTGACAAAGCTCACGAAAAGGCTGCGTTGGCCGCCATCCGATATGTGTGGCGTTTAATGCCTAGAGCGGAAAGATTTTACGAATATGATTTTTCCCTGTGGATGAGTAACGACGAACCCACACAAAAATTTGTATTAAGACTTGCTCAAATTCTTTATCCCAACGACCCCGATGCGTTTTACACCTTTTTTAACAAAGACATCATTCCCACATTGGAAAAATTGGAAGCGGTCAGGACTAAAAGGATTGGTAAAAAAATAGGCGATGACCCATTATTTTTGTTAAAATTAGCTGTTAAAAACAAAACTTGGGAAGGGGCAAAACAATCATTGATGAGCATATCGCCGGCTGCAACGTGGGCATACAAAGGTGGCAGAATCACCAATGAAGAGGCTGAAAACATGTTTGACCGGCTTTACAAAATCGCATTGGGCCAAACCATGTATGATGAAAGATATTTAAAATATTCGCCTCAATTGTCAACTTTGTCCGTGGACCACAACAACCCAACTGAAACCGTGTTTATTCAACATCTTGCAGGTCATTCTGCACAAAAATTCCCTGATAAAGTTAAAGTACATCGTGGTACAAATTCTCCCTTGGCCAAAATACGACCGGGCGATTTTGTTTCCTTTGACAAGGATTATGCAAGAACCTACACCAAAAGTAGATACGGTACGGTTCATCAGGAAGTTTTACCATCAAAAGATTTAAGAGTTTACAAAATGGAACCGGAAAGGGATGAATTGATTTATTGGCCTGAAGGGCATCAAATCAAGCAGGTTACAAACGTTCCCACCTTCAGGGACTTTTGGGGCAAATGGCGATAATTTTATCCTTGACGAATTTTCCGTACAATGTACATTTATAGTACTTCTAAAAAGTACCCAATAACACTGTATAACTTATAAAGCAGTACAAGTGTATCAACGATTTGATGAGTGTCAAGTTGTTTTAATGTTTAACTTATATTTATATTAATATGGAAAATTATAATAGAACGGTATATGTGGATATGGATGGAGTGTTGGCTGATTTTGAAGGTGGATTCTATAAACTTTCAGGAATTGACGTGAGAAACGTCTCGGACCCGGAGATGTGGGCAAAAATTGAAGCCTATGGAAAGGCCAAATTTTTTGCAGAATTGGAGTGGATGGATGGCGGGAAAGAAATATGGCAATTCGTCGCTAACAATTTTCTCAACGCAAAAATTTTAAGTGCTTTGGGGAAATCGGATAAAATAGATAAACAAACTACGCAAGGAAAATTGATGTGGTTGCGCCATAATATTCCTTCCTTACAATTGGAGGATATAATTTTGGTTGATAATAAACATAAAAAACGTCACTATTCCAAACCCGGAGACATAATTATAGATGATACAGAGATAGTGATACAGGGATGGATTAAGAAGGGTGGCATCGGCATCCTTCATAAGACTGCTTCTGACACCATTGCTCAATTGAAGCAATATGTATAAACATTATTGAATGGTATGGAAAAGAATAGATTAATAGAACAAGAGAAATTAAAAGACCTTGTTAAAAAAGTGTGGCAAAAAGTAAAGAAGGGGAAAGAGGGTGAGATTGAAGATCCAAACCAACTAAAATTGGATTTGCCCTCGGATGTTAGTCAGAAAAAAATACAACCGATGATACCGGGGTTAACATTTAAAGAAAAACGGAAAAAATACCTTTCTGATTTTTCAAAACCGCCGTTCTTCACCAATACAAGAAAGTGGCTGGATGCTAATTTTGAGGGGAACATTTATGTTGGTCCCGATTTAACCAAGTATGGATTTATGTTAAGTGGCTATCAAAAAATAAAGCCTTGGGAAAAGGTTAAATATCCATATTTGTTTGTGACGGAATTGGAAGATCAAATGCGAAGTTGGAATTTTGCCATGGCAAAAAAACTCGGCCTGACCGGTGAGGATTAAGATGAATGTTGCCCTACTCCAACAAATAGTGGATGAAGTCGTCAAGGAAGAAATGTTTAAAACATCTGAGTTGCAGGGACCATATACTGTTCATGTCAAGAAAGGCAGGTTAGCCGGTCAAACTGTAATGGCTAATAAACATAAAGTCACAGGTGTCTATTATTATCTTAATCCGGACACAGGTACCGACGAACCGATTGGAACTGAAAACGATTTGAATGTTCAAAAGCAACAGGATGAAGGCGTGGGTTATGTTTACGCAAAAGACAGAGAAAAAGACCCCAAATCCATCCCCGGCGAACATTGGCGCATTAAATTTCAAAGCTCTAGTGACTTAAAAAAGCACGGTCATACGGAAAAATCAAAAGTGGATGAAGCCTCGGTTTCCAAAAAAGATATAAAAGGTGTTATAAAAGAACTTGTTGATGAAATGTGGGCCGACATAGGAACTGTTGTATCGGGTGGTGATGAAACTTTGCCGGATGATGAAAAAACATTGAAACCCACGGGTAGAGTGACAGAGCCGGGTGCAGATGAAAATTTGGTAAATTTGTATAGAAATGGCGGAGGCAAGACATCCATAGAGGCTCTTCCATCGGTTGGTGGGGCCATGTCTGAAAGACGGAATGAAGGAAAAACTATGAAGAAAGAAACATTGATAAACCTTATTCATGAAGTAATTCAAGAAGTAAGATACGAAGATCCAGCATATAGAGAACAACAAGAATTATTGGCCATGAGGAGAATACAATCATATGCTCATTGGGGAAAGATCCATGCATTAAAGCATCCCAACGAAGTTGTGGGTTTATTTGAAAAAATTGCACAGGAAGTAGATGGATTGGTACAAGCCCATGAGAAGGGAAAAGAAGTTTCTCCATCAAATGTTCATGAAAGGGTTGTGAATGATGTCGCTGGATATCAAAACCCAAAAATAATAAACCTAATGAAGAAAATTCAGTCTTATGCTCAGTGGGGAGTAACTAATGCTCGTGATAACAAGCCAAAAAGCAAGGCTAAAATTGACTCGGCCTTCAAAGGTCTTATTTTGGATATAAATAATTTGATGCAAGCACACGCAAGGGGAATGTTTTCATTGGACAAAAATGGATTGAGGTCATTAAAAGTGATGGAAGCATATGCTCATTGGGGAAATAATAATCCTCAAAAGCAGCCAAATGAAATTGTTGCAATATTTCAAAGAATTTTCAAAGAAATTAATAAATTGATTCAGGCATACAAACCATCAGTTAGCCTATAAATGAGTAACATTGTAACAAAACTTCGCATTTACAATAAAACTTTGGACCCCAGCCTTTGGAACAAAAAGACCTTAAAGCCCGAAGTTAGGGAAGCCTTGTTAAAAGTGGCTGAGGATTTCTATAATTCCACCGATTTGAATGGTGATATTCATAATGTTTTGTTTTTGGGTTCATCCGCCAATTACAATTGGACTCCCACAAGCGACATAGATGTGCATATCGTTATAGACATTGCTGCAGAAAAAATCAATGAGGAATATGCTAGAAAATTTATGGATGGCTTGGCGTTCAAATGGAATACCGAACATGATATTGAGGTAAAAGGTCATCCTGTTGAAGTCTATCTTCAAGACATACGGGAGCCAAACAGCACCCCACAACAAGCAAGGCCGGGAGCCTCAATTTATTCATTGTATGAGGGCAAATGGCTGTTAGCACCCAACCCACAAAATATTAAATTGGATTCTGATAAAATTCGAAAAAAATTTCAACTCATAAAGAGAAAAATTGACACCTTGATTAAAACCGAAGATGTCGAACGGTTAAAATCGTTGATGAAATCTATAAGAAACTATCGCAATACAGGATTGGCTAAAGGTGGAGAATTCAGTGTTGAGAACATTGTGTTCAAGGCTTTGCGACATAGTGGCGACCTTAAAAAAATGAAGGATACCATCAACAATATTTATGATAGAAAATTGAGTTTGCCTGAGGAAGGCCATGTTCTTGCCTACAAGAAAACAAAACCATTAAATGAACAATTAGGAAAACCATTTCTTGTTGTCGGTGTAATTACTGACGATTTGAATGTAAAAAGTGCGGTAGATTATACAGGAAATTCGATGGACCATGTAAAGATGACGAATACGTGGGATGTTTTAAAAGATATTAGATGGAGATATAAATCTAAAACTAACACGATATATTGGATGCCTCACGAATCGGAACCAACGACAAGCCAAAGAGAGGAAGTCATAGCCCATCTTCGTAGTAAATACAAAGTTATAAATCCGAGAGAAACGTTTGATGCAGGTAAATATGCTTTTGATGCTCATACTATAGATGAATTTATAAATGAAATAGTTGACGATTGTGGCGGTATTTCTAATTTGTTCTTTTTTGCCAAAAAAGTGTAAAAAAGCACAAATTGACACTATTTATATTCAACATCACAAAATAAGGATGATTTTTTATGGCAGACCTATTAAACAGCAACGAAATTTTTTGGACGGCATATGAACCAAAAACTCAAAACCGTTTCATTTTGTATATTGATGGTATTCCTTCCTTCTTGTTAAGAAAGACGGATAGACCACACATAGTACAAGAACGAAAAGCATTAGACCACATCAACCTTCAAAGATACTACAAGGGCAAGTCCATTTGGCAGGAAGTCACAATGGAATTGTATGATGCTATCGTTCCATCAGGCGCTCAAGCAGTAATGGAATGGATTCGTCTGTCACACGAATCTGTGACAGGTCGTGATGGTTATCAAGATTTTTACAAGAAAAACATCACCGTCAATGTTCTTGGTCCTGTGGGTGACAAAGTAGAAGAATGGACACTTGTGGGAGCTTGGGTATCAGACGGAACATTTAACGCAGTTGATTGGACTAATACGGGTGACCCATTAGCAGTTAATATCACAGTTAGCTACGATTACGCGATTTTACAGTATTAATCATACTTATCGAATTACCTCGAATCATTCTTATTTAACTTCAACCCCAATCGAGAGAGATTGGGGTTTTTGTTTGTTACAAGAAATTTATCAATATTTATGATTATGAAGAAATCCGACCTGAAACGGTTGATAAAGGAAATTTTGTTGGAAATGGGTGATGAAACCACCGACCCAAATGTGACCGGTCATTCTGGTTTCAAACCATTGAAAATGGAATACCGACCATATAAATGTTCCGTATGTGGAAATGTACAATCTCTTAACACAACTCATTTGGGACCGGTTTTAGCTTATTGTGATAAATGCTCGTGGAAAAGGGATTTTGCAGGAAAGGAACATTCGCATTACATTCCCGCTTTAGGGTCGCACACTTATAGAATTTTTACATACGCCCCCTCTGTCGATGAAGATTTTACCTTGGGTTACAGCCACGGTATAGTTATTGATGACCCCACATTCTTGACCCGTGACCCATTAAACGACCCTGAAATGACAGGCAAAATAGATGAAGAAAAATATAGGTTCGATGATTTTCATTGGTTAGCTAACATGGCTGGATTTCACAAACCCACCGACGTATATTACGGAACGGTGTTAATTGGAACCATTGAATCAACTCCAAGAGGGGATGGCTATGTAGTTATTTCTGTTCAGGGACCGAAAGGAACTACACCCATAAAACCCTCGAAGCAAAATCATTTTAAGACAAAAAACGATGCAGCCAAGGTTTTACATCAAACATGGAAATTATTAAGACATGATGCTCAAGGTTAATATTTATTGATATATGAAGAAAATAGGTATCTATCCGGGAAATTTTCAGCCGGCAACACAAGCACATTTAAGAGTTTATAAACAATTAAGAGCCATCGTGGGCCCTGATAGTTTTGTAGCCATCACTGACAGGGAACCCACCCCGGATGCACCATTGAATTTCGGTGACAAGGAACAAATTTGGGTCAGACATGGAGTACCGGGCAGTTATATAGTAAAAGTAGCAACCCTTCCAATAGACCATGTGGAAAAAGCGTCGGAATGGAGGCCCACCGAAGTTTTTAACAATTTTTCAGGTGAACATACGGTGGCGATTTGTGTTTTGAATGAGCAGGAAGCAGGGTTATTTTCTAAAAGAAAAGGATACGTTCAACCCCAAAGTGGAATGACAGCCGGCACACTTAAAGAAGTTCAGAACATTTTTAGAGAATTGGCTGATTCAGAAAAAGACCGTCAATCGGTAAAGCCGGAAGCCGACAAAGTAATGTGGATAAAGCCCGATGGTACTCCTCAATATTTTCAACCATATCGAGGAAATGAATATAATTTGAGACCTTTCAAAGAACATGCTTACGTTGTGATATTGGATGATTCAAGAATTGACGGTAAACCAATCTCAACAGCCAATATTCGTAGTGTGCTGGGTTCTTCAAAATACGGAGATAAATCGAAAAAGAAATTTTTTAGGTGGGTGTTTGGCTGGTTTGACATCGGTTTGTACCAATTGGTGTCAGCTAAGTTTAAAATGGCTCATCAAGTTGCATCGCCGGAAAATACCCCACTACCACCGATTGCAACAAATGTTGATAATAATAATTCCGGTCCAGCCACCGCATATCCACAGTCGGTTTCTAATTCCCGTGTTTACAATCCCCAAAGAAAATTGGAGGAATTGGTTTACGAAATTCTTGGAGAAATAATGGATGAAGATTATTCTACCACCATCAACGACCCATCTTCGTCTTCCACCGATGGCAATCTGACAGGAGGTATGGATGGTAAATCCCAAGAAAGTCCTGCACAGCAGAAAGCCAATGCAGCGAAAACAAAACAGTCTTTAGTTCAAAAGAAACAAAAAGCGGAAAGAGATTTAAAAGGATTACAAACCGATTTGAAATGGAAACAATCGGATGTTTTAAGAAAAAGAAAAGATGAACTTCCGGGTAAGAGAAAAGAACTTGACACTTTAAACAAGCAAATAGCTGCATCTTCGTCGGCTAATAATACTGCGGTGGTCTAAAATAATGTTATTGCTCCTTTTAATCATAGTTGGCATTTTGTTAGAATTAATAATTCTAATGGTGGGTGTCTGTTTTATTCTAAAATATTTTTCTAAAATAAAACCAATTACTTCTAATAATAATCTGACATCAGATACCATACGTGATGGTATCAAGTCGGCGGTTCAAGAAATTGTTTATGAAAAATCCCCACACGAAAAAAAGACAGGAATTCCAAGTTACATATATAGCACTTTGCAGCACGATGAACCTGTTCAATCCGATGGCGATTTAATTCCATATAATTTGACAGAAAAAGAAAAGACCACGCTGAAAATGTTTTACAATAACGATTAAAAAAGTCTGAAAAAATCGATATTCGCCTATATATTCTTTTGAAAGGCAAAATTTAGTTATGTCAGATAATAATCAAACCATCCCAATAAGGCGTCAAACAATCAATGTTCCCGACTTTGTTACAAAGGCTGCTACCGATATTCCACAGCCAAAAGAGAGTAAATATCCTACAGAAATCATTCCTCTTCCAACCAAAGGCTGGTTTTATCCGGAAGGACATCCGTTGTCAACCGGAGAAATAGAAATCAAACAAATGTCCGCCAAGGAAGAAGACCTTTTGGCAAATCAAGAACTTATTAGAAAAGGCAAGGTTTTGGATAAATTAATAGAATCTGTGATTGTCAATAAAGCAATAAAAATTGATGATATTTTGATTCCTGATTCCAATGCTATTTTTATTGCTATGCGAAGGCTTGCATATGGTGACGAATATGAAGTCTTGGTTGATTGCCCCAAATGTTCAGTGCAAAACAAGGTAAATATCAACCTTTCAGAACTTTCATACAAATCTTTTAATTTTGATGAACACCCCAAAGGTCAGAATAATTTTACATTTAAATTGCCTAGTTCGGGCATCACAGTGACCTATAAGTTGATGAGTAAGACCGATGAACAATCGATAGACGTTGAATTAGCTCAACTAAGAAAAATTTCCAAAGATAATACCGGAGAACTTACCACCCGTTTAAAATACACACTCACTTCCATCGACGGTAATACTGACAGGGTTAATATTAGAAAATTTGTGGAGGAAAGAATGGTTGCCAAAGACAGTTTGGCACTTAGAAAGCACATGCGAGAATATAATCCCGATGTGGATATGACTTTTGATTTTAAATGTTCTGAATGTGACTGTGAAAGGAGATTAGATATGCGCCCGTTAATGGGTTCCTCCTTTCTATTCCCTGACTCTAACTCCTGAAGATAAAGTAAGGATTCATCAAGAAATTTTTCAATTGGTGTATAACAGTCATGGTGGTTTTACCCACGATGAGGTTTATACCATGCCCATATTCCTTAGATATTTCTATTTGAAAATGTTGATTGACCAAAAAGAAAAAGAGGCAAATGAAGCGAAAAATCAAGAATCTGATATGACGCCAAAACCAAAAACGGTGGCTCGACCAAATATCAAGAAACCTACATAATTCTTTTAGTTTTCCACTATTTATATGTAATAACGCCCAACGTGTATTCATATGCCTGAACCAAGAAAATCAAAACAAGAATTAAAAGAGGAAGCACAATTTCTTGAAAGTCTTGATAGTCGATACAGGGAAATGCTTAAACTTCAAGGTAAGGAGTTACAAGCGGAAAAAAGCCTTTTAGCTATGCAGAAGGCCCGATTGGAGGCAAAAAAGGAGGGGATGGATGCCAAAGAATATGAGATTAAATTGAATATTCTTAATACCGAAGAGAAAATTTTAGGCCGAGGCAAAGCAAAAAGGGAAAATGTGGTTAAATTGCTTCAAGAACATGAAAGTCTTAGCAAGAGTCAGGATAAATTTTTAAAATCTCAGAAAAAATCTATAGAATTGGAAGAAATATTGGACACGTTGGGTCTTGGTAGATTGAACAGATTTGTTGGGTTATTAAAAGGAATGGGTACAGCTGAAGCGTTGGCTAAAGTAGCCTTCATCGGAACGCTTATTTACATTGCTAGGTTGGCTTATAATTTTCAACAAATAGATAAAGCGGCTGGAGGATTCAGAAAAACGATGGGTATAATAAGGGCTGATTCCGGAAGATTGGAAAAAATAGTCAGAGATGTTAATTACAATTTTGCTCACATCGGGGCCACCGCAGAAGATGTTTATAAGTCGGTTTTGGCTGTGACGGCGACATTAGGAAGTTCCAATGCAGTCACAACTAAGATGTTGGAAACAATGACGTTGTTATCGGCTCAGCTTGGAGTAGCTGAATCCACGTCCGCTGAATTTTTAAGAGTTATGGGCCAAGTATCAAGGAATACGATGGATTCCCAAACCAACATGGCTTTATTTACTGCTAAATTGTCGGCAGCAGCAGGAACAAATTTGAATGAAGTCATGGGAGATATTGCTTCTGCATCTAAAACTGGATATCAATTTTTGAGTAGGGACCCACTGGCTCTTGCCAAGGCTGCAGTCGAGGCGAAAAAAATGGGCACGAATTTGGAATCGGCCACCCACACTGCATCTTCTTTGTTAAACTTTACCGAAAGTGTAAAGAATGAAATGGAGGCCAGCGTTCTTGTTGGAAAATCCATAAATCTTCAAAAGGCTCGTGAATTAGCTTATCACCGAGACATAAGAGGGTTGAATGCTGAAATTTTGAATGTAATGAAGCAGACAAATTTTGAAAATCTCGACCCGTTCCAGCAAGACGCAGTAGCAAGGGCGTTGGGAAAATCGGCAGATGAATTGGCAAAAATGGCTCAAGCAGATAGGGAAATGAATGCCATGCGAAACAGTAAGGACAAATCAATAAAAGCTGAAGTTGCCGCCTACGATAAATTGGTCAATTCCAACAGGTCTATGGCTGATGCCACTGCAAAGGACTACAAAGCAAAATTAATGGCTTTGTCCAACGCGGAATCATTAAAAACCATTACTCTTGCTATTCATGCTATTGTTCAAAAAGGATTGTATCCTCTTTTACCGGTTATTGCTGGAATTTTAAAGGGCATAGGATGGACATTAGATTTTATAAATAATGGAATGGGAATGTGGGCAGGTTGGTTGGGACCAATCATAGACATCTTGGATGATATCGCCATATGGTTCTTTACCATAAAGAAACCACAACTTTTAATAGGACTTGGAAACTTGATGCAGAACGTATTTGGGGTACCTTTAAAGCTAATTGAAGAAACCGTGCCCAAGGCTAGAGAATTTCTTCAATTGTTTGAGGGTCTTGGCAAAGGCGGGGGAATGTTTGCAAAATTATTTGGAGGATTAACTAAAATACCAGCCTTATTTAAAACAGTAAGTTCATCGTTTTCCATATTTGGTAAGGTTTTCGGATTTTTAAAACCGTTTTTGGGTTTTGGTGCAGCTTTGGGAAAATGGATAACTCCCATTGGTTGGATTATAACTGCGGTTATGTTTCTTGTAAATTTATTCAAACGCTTGTCGGGCATAGGAGCGGCCTTTCATAAAGGTATTTTACAGGGAATATGGTTTGGGATAAAAGCCATTGGTCTTGCCCTTTATGACACACTCATTTCTCCGTTTGTCGAAGTATGGAAATGGTTGAAGAAAACGTTTTTTGGCAGTTCTCCATCCCAATTGGGATTGTTGATTGTTAAAGGAATACAAGCTGTCGGGTCAATGTTAATCCATATGTTGCTGGCTCCATACATATCCGCATGGAAGTTGATTAAAAAGATTCCTTTCATATCACATTTGTTTGGGGGTAAAAATATAGCTGGAGCGATTACTCCGGAGGCCAAGGCTACCATGAATGTGACAAAGAATAAGCCGGAAGTAGATGTCAAAAAATCATCTGACGCACTATCCAACACAGTCGATAACATGCATGATGAACTTGCAAAGAGAATTTCAGCCATTGTTGATGCAATCAATGGTTTGAGAGATGATATGAAAAATGGGAAATTAACAGCAAATGTTTACATCGATTCACAAAAGTTGGATGCATTGATGGGCAGAAGATTAGCCTATACAGGTCAACTAACATAACATACTTATTAACATATGCCAATTGCAACAACATCAGTGATTAAACTTTCAAATTTTCCGCCAACGCTTCCGCACATACCGTTGAATTATCCTTCCGGCCCGGCTCCCGGAAAATTGGAATTGATTTTAAATGCGAACAGCACCTATTTGTATCATGAGTTTAGTCCATACACCAATTACAAGGATAGTGTTTTGGCGAGCGTGCTTTCCGATAGACAACCATTTTTATACACTTACATCGACCAATATCAAAACGGTTTATTTAATAAATTACCTCAATCTGTTCAATCGTTGGGTTCAATTGTAGGAATAACTCCCGACACAGTAAATGATGTTGTTAGAGTTTCCAATTTTATCATATCAACGTGGGGCGTTCAATTTTTAGTAACTCAAGCGGCTATTCAACGGTTGGCTCCATTTGATGAAACAAGGATTTACAATCCACTGTCGCCTGTTCTTGCCACGGTTTATCCGTTGACTTTGGGGTTGGGAGACATGCCGATTAGACATATTGAAGGCGGTCTTTTGGGTCTTGCGAATTCAGTAACTTCAATTGTTGGTATTAATTTGGAAAGTGGATTTCAAACACCTGCCAGTACTGTCGGCAGTGCAGCGTTGCCGACAATTAATACAGGTCAAGGTAAAGGGTTGATTCGTGGCTCTGATGCCGCTAAGGGTGCGGCATCATTCCAATCAAAATGGCAACCGGCAAAGTCAACAAACGGGTCGATATTAAGTTCAGCATTGAATAATTTTGCAAGTTCCGTTCAAAGTTCATTTAAGGCATTTTTTGGAAGTGCCCCAAAAGCAAAAGGTATTTTCAGGTCGGATGAAGAAGGCTATAAAATCATGTCGTTGGGTTTTGCAAATCTGTATCAACCTTGGTTTGCATCCGCCACCGACCAAGTGGATAAAATAAATACTTATGGTATGCCACCCACCCCAAACAAAACCACGTTTGGAATCGTTGGTTCCCCACTCGGCACGGGCAATGCACAGACCGTATTTATAAAACAAAAACTTATATCGCTTCCTGATAGATTTGTATATGTTCCGACTACGGATGGAATCGCTGGCTATGTTATTGGTACTAAAACAACAGGCTATGGTGCTGGTGATAAATATACGGATGTTATAGGCAGACAACCTCAAAGTAATGTGGATGGGTTGACTAATTCTGACGTAACATTACAGTATAGTTATTACATACAAGAATCTAATAATTACCCCACTAAACTTTCAGACCCGCAATCGTCCGGTGTGGCAGAAATTGAAAAACAACTACAGAGTGTTATTAATGATATAAATGCGGCACCCACATATAAAGTGTTTACAAACAATTGGTCTTATCTGTTGCCCTATGGAAGTGATGCTAGATATGTTGGGTATGATAATTGGACAAGTAGAAAAGCAGCCGCAGATTTTGGAAAAGCGATAATTGGAAAAATAGGTACTGGAGAAGAGTACAATGCTGCTGCATCTGGCCCCACAAACAATGATACCACTATACCAAAAACAATTGATGTATATGGTTCAAAGACAAACAATTTAAGAATGGCTACAACATTTATGTCTGACGGTATTAATATGTTGACGGTATTGGATTCGTCTCGGAATACGCCTGACAATGATTTGTTCAATGCTGTTTATCCTAATTGGGTTGAATGGAAGCCATACAATGATGATTTGATCGCGTTCTTTTTTTATGATGTGGTAAATGACAAGTATATTCCATTTCGTGCCACCGTAAAAGGTATCTCGGAAGGTAACACTGCGTTTTGGGATGAGCTTCGTTTCATAGGAAGAGCAGACCAATTATATTCATATAATGGATTTAGTAGAACACTTTCTTTTACTTTTAATGTTGTAATTAATAGTGTTAGTGAATTGTTACCATCGTGGGAGAAAATCAATTATATTGCAAGTGCGGTCAAACCATCGAACTATACATCAGGTCAGGTTATAAATCAAGCTTTCAATAGATTTATTGTTCCGCCTATGTTTATGATAACCATAGGCGATTTGTATAAATTTCAGCCGATGGTCATTACATCAATAAATGTTAATATTCCTGATGATGCTTCGTGGGAAACATTGAATGAAAATAATTCAATATTAGGTTGGAGTTATTTGAATGGCTTGGTTACTTCTCCAAATTTGGGCAAAAATTATGGTCAACTTCCGAGGGAAGTTGAAGTTGCTGTCACTTGCAACTTACTTGAAAAGGAACGTGCGATTGTTGGCGGTTCTCATTTTGGTCATGGACCAAGAGTTGATAATTGGGAAAATTTGAATGTTGATAGTCGATTCTCGACCGGCAGTGCAAATATTCCATATTTGCCTGTTCCAACAACATTGCATAAGAATTTCGTGGTATGGAATAATCCCGGAAGTTCTTTAAAGGCTTAATTTATGAAAAGATATGATTCAACCGCAACAATACCAAGATGGGATGGTAAAAAAGTATATGTTACAACCCAATACCCTATTGTCGAGCCACAGGATAGTGATGCAATAGTCATATCCAATGATGCAGATTATTTGGATAATCTTGCTTACAAATACTATAATGACCCTACGTTGTGGTGGGTTATAGCCTTGGTTAACAATCTTGGCAAGGGAAGAATGAGTGTTCCACCCGGTCGCCAATTGCGTATTCCAACAAATATCAATGATATTTTAGTACAATTTAATACCTTGAATTACAATTCACAATAAGTTATGCCAGCTCCTATAATACCGTGGCAACCTTCGAACATACCGATTGAGCTTCAAACTGAATTAAACAGAAGAAAAATCAATCGAAGTTTCAAATATGTTCAAAACCAACAAGCAAGTTGGGATGCGGAAACCGGCGATTGGAAAGAATATCGCGGCCCGATGGTTTCTTGGATACGTTTTTGTTCCAATGGTGCGGGTCATCCGCTTGTAACAGGTTCTTATGGAGAAAACAAGGAACGATTTGTATTATATAGTGGCAAAGGATTTTATCAAAGTTATGGTTTTCAACCCCCAACATCCGCACCCGGTTCCAAGTATCAGGTGATTGGATATACTCCCGGCGATTATGAAAATGCTGATTTTGGTGAACCCCACACCATTGAAAATTCTTTGATACAACCGTCTGATGAACCCGTAAATTATCCGATTCATGTACCACCACCTGAAATTTCAAGAATGGAAGTCACCGTTCAAAAGGAACTTTTTCGTCGCGCGCAGATTGAATGGGTTTGCTTTTCTTGGAAACAACTCGTTTATATGACGCCCTATTTTCTTGTTCCGGGCATAACCTGCATGGTGGAATGGGGATGGAATCTTTATAATATTCAGTCTTTGGTAAATCTTGGGGACAAACAATTAATGAGACAATTATGGGATAACGCCTATCCTCTTTATACCAATAACATTCTTAAATCCAACGGTAATTACGATGTGGTTTATGGTATGATTACCAATTTCAATTGGAGTATTGAAGGTAATAAAATACTTTGCACAACGGAAATCACTTCCAAAGACCGATTGTATTCGGGTATAGCCAAGGATTATGGCCTGTCTGTGGAAAGTTCCACGGATAAAACCAAAAACGGTATCTTTCAATCACTTAAAGATTTTATAGATTACAGAGATACTTTAAAAAATTTGAGATCCCTTGCAACCGTGGCTCCCGTTGTAAGTACAGACCTTCTATCAAGAAACAACAAAGACCCGAATAATGGCATATGGTATGATATTTTGAATCCTTTGTTAAAAAAAGGAACGGTGGAACAACAGGCCATGAGAGCGCCATATATTTTTGGTGTTTTTTCAGGCAGGCCATCCGATGCTTATGACCAAAAAGGTACCGAAATGTTTGGTAGTCCTAAAAATGGGGATTTTGATTTTGGTATAAAGGACAAGGACGATGCTAGTAACTTTTGGATTAATATGGGCTTGGTGACTTCAATTTTAAATTATTTTTCTGCTTTGGATAGTGGCGGTAAAAATGGTAACAACATGTTTGAAGTTGATATTCAAAATTGTGTAATAGGCGGGCATCCAAACTTGGTTTCTTGTGACCCAAGAGTATTAATTCCAAATTATAAAGCGCCAAAATTTTTGTATGGTATTCCGGGATTGGTGGATAATGTGGGTGGTCTAGCCTATAATCCCAATCCCAAGAATCCATATTCTTATCAAGTGGTAAACCCCACTCCTTTGACAAATGCTAGTTCCATTCAAGACCAAAAATTAGCCGAAGTATGTATGCAACCCGGTAAAAATTGTTATCGTGACAATTTGGACCCTATTATTAATTACAATAGGTATCGTTGGGCTAAAATAGCCAATAATGTATTTCAAAAGTCGCCCGTAGCTTACTATAGTTTTCCATCTAAAGAGAATTCAATAACGTTGCCTGTAAGTCTTAGAGGGTTGAACGGCAACGTATTGGAGAAAGACACATCAGGATTACTTTCCAACGTCTATATTTCCTTTGGTATGTTTAAAGAAGCCATTGAAAACGAATCCAACGCGTCATACACGGACATATATAATCATATTTTACAGGTTTTAATGAGTGCATCAGATGGCTTTTGGGATTTAATATTAGTTGATGTTGATGGAGTTCTTACAATAACGGACAAAAAATTTGTAGGAAGCCGTGACACAATAAATGACCGTGTATATTCTTTTGATTATTATGACGCAGACAGTATTATCAAAGCTATAAAATTCAGACCGGTATTGTCTGACGCACAAGCCACAAGAACCATTTATGGGGAAGTCAATAATAAAAATTCCAAATATAAATACTTGGATAAGAATGATGTTTTGGATTACAGGTTTCGTGATGCAGTAATTGGCACTGTGGAAGATAAAACCCAAGGAGACAAACAGGGAGATTTGGATAAAAGGCAAACGGCACAAGGACAACAAATGGATTTGTTAAGTAATGTTCAGAAAATCAATTATCAAAATGATGATGGGTCGCTGCAAATGTCATTAAGTCCATTCAGACAAAATTCCATTCCACCACCAAATACGCCTAGTGACATGCCTGAGGTCGTTAAATTGGTGCTACCGGACCCACAACTTCTTAGATTGTTGATAAACGATGGTGATTTTGACAATAATCCTAGATATTGTGCAGTTCAGCCGGGTATTATTATCGAACTTACGTTGCAAGGTATAGGCGGCTTGAGAACATTTCAATATTTTACCGTAAGAAATCTTCCGGAGCCATATAGTGACCGAAATATCATTTTTCGCATAACCGATGTTATTCATACCCTTGAAGCAGGCAATTGGGAAACCACCATCAGAGCCCAGCCTTCTCCCTTGCGTAGCTTTATCAAGAGCAGGCTTAAAGGCCCTTATACCAATACCACCAATGGGTGGTTGCCTGACCCGCCAAATTAAAAACGGATTGACATTTTGCTGTTGAACTCTTATCATGTCCAACATGGTTAATAATTATAAAGATTTAATAAAAAAACTTCGTCACATTCCAATTGTTTTATGGGCAATTCCTTCCGATGAATTCCTTCATCCATGTGCTACCGATGTTTCTGCGGTCTTTATAAAAGAGTTGGTTGATGGTGACACCTATTGTGTATCGTTTAATCATCCTGATTTGCCGCCCATTGTAGATAAAAAAACATTTATTAACGATTTGAATGAAGTTCATGATGGTGGAAGAAAATGGGTATTTGATAAAAAATCTTTCATGCAACTTTTGCCGGTTGAAAGACTGTTGGATTTTGATTTGTTAATCCATCTTCAAAAGGGACGAATAATAGACAAACAATCCCTTGAAACCCCAGCACATCAGTTTATTTATAGAACTAAACGGGAATGTGGTGATTTAAACAAGGTTGTTCCTTTATTGAAACACAAGGAAGTGTTTGAAAAAATGTGTGCCGAAGTCTTTGACGCGGATACAAATATTTTGGAAGAAGGTTATGAAAAAGAAAATGAAATCATTATAGAGACCTTGGCAAAGTTGGAGGCAAACGGTATTTATGTCAACGAAAATGATTTTGCAAAGCATTTCAATGCAAAAATACAACCCAATGGATTAGTTTACAGTAAATATAATGTTTATACCAGTACAGGCAGGCCAAGTAATCACTTTGATGGTGTAAATTATGCGGCTTTGAATAAAGAGGATGGTTCGCGGTCGTGTTTTGTTTCTCGTTATGGTGATGACGGTATGATGGTATTGATTGATTATTCGGCTTTTCATCCGAGAATTATTTGCCACATCACGCATTTCCCTATGGATATCAATGAGGATATCTACAAATATTTGGGAGAAATGTATTTTCAGAGAAAGGTTACGGAATATGACATGGCTGAGATCAAAAGTATAACCATGCGACAATTGTATGGCGGGGTTGAACAAAAGTATGAGACCATCAAGTATTTCAGTAATTTGAAAGAATTTATAAATATTCATTGGGAAAAGTTCAAAAAGGATGGATTTACATTTACACCATTGTTTAGAAGAATTATCACTGATAAACATTTGAAGGAAGCTAATCCTGCAAAATTATTCAATTATCTTCTTCAAGCTACGGAAACTGAAATTGCTTTGTCGGCGGTCAAGGTGGTAAATGAATATCTTGAAACCAAAAAAACAAAAGCAGTATTATACACTTACGATTCCTTGTTGTTTGATTTTTATAAAGGTGATGGACAAACCGTTCTAACCGACATCATGGAAATAATGACCATGTGTAAGAGGTTTCCGATTAAAGTGTATAAAGGTGAGTCGTATAATTCGATGGTTCAAATCTACCCTTAATTTTGGGATTTTTAATAATATTTATAGTTGTGACAAAGAATGATTTACGGCATCTTATTAAAGAAGTAATAAATGAAGTCTTGCAAGAAAATATAGACTTACGCAAAAGTTGGGTCGTATTGCATGATATGGGTCATGGATGGTATCCGCAAATGGAAGGTGCAGGAAAACTTTATTTATATTCGCCTATCTTAAATAAAAGAAGCGTACATTTTTCTATTTTTTTAAAAGGAAAATTTAAATATTTTATTTTTCCTTCTGAGGATGATGCTATAAGAGCAAAAGACTTATTTAGAAGAATTTTCAACAGTTATGGTGGATCATGGCCAACGGTTCAATGGTCAATAGGACCAGCGTATAATTATTTGGGTGGTGCTTATCATAAGGATGATAGACAATATTCTAACATGGATTTTTTATTAGGATATGAAGATGATGATGACGATGATGCAGATAAATGGAAAAGAGGATAACTCTAAAAGTCAATAAAAATTTATGAACAAAAAATTCCTTGAAAAAATTCTCACTGAGGTTTCATTAGACCATCGGGTGAAAGATGGCATGTTCAATATTGAAGAAAATGACCATATGGAGGCTTTGCGTGATTATCTCACCAAAAAGGGTATTGATGAAGAAGAAGTTAGAAGGTTTTCCAACAAGGTATTGGAAGGAAAATATCCTGAACGCCAAGCTTATAATACAAAGGGTATTTTGGTTACGTTTCCCACTCCGGAGTATAAAGCTGATGCTATAAAACGAGGCACTCATTTTGAGGAAGACCCGACGAAAAAAGCTTCAAATATTTTTTCCGAACCAACCGCACCTTCACCAGCACCGGATAAGAAACCCGCTGCGGAACCGGAACAAAAATCAAAGACCGAGCCAAAAACCAATCTTCCTGTTTCCCAAGCCGCGCCGCCTTCAGCCGATGCAACTGCAACGGAAAAACCAGTTCAAGCTAAAACCACCGCTGCCCCTCAACAGACACCCGCAGCTACGTCAGCGGCTGAACCTATCAAGGAACCCGATGAATTACCTTTACCGCCTCCAAAATCTCCGGCAGAAAAAGAAGCAGACAAAAATGCCATCAAAACAATGTTGAAAGGTGATGATTATATGTTGGATGAAGTTGTCCAATATATTATGTTTAACGCGCCACCTTATATGTTGAATAAGATTAAGAAATTATTATGAACGACAAGAGACAGTTGTTATGTACTTTCTCTTTAGCGACATCATTCAAATCAACCATAGAAGAAATCAAAAAATTTTACACGGTTTACAATAACTGTTTTTTTGTTTTCTCCAATGTTAATGTTCCTAAAGAAGTTTTCGTCACATACAACATATTAAGTCAAGACAAGGAGTTTCCAAAATTTCCAAATACTATTTCCATTCATCGAAAAAAGCAAACCAATACGCTCTATACTCTGAATGCTATGAATCAAATTATCAAGGATGAAAATGGCGGTGTCTTTGATAAAAACTTTTCGGTAAATTGGAATCTTTATACAAATGCTTTAATTATTACAGGCACGCCTGCAATCAGAATAATTCCCATCAAACTTTTGGAAATAGTGAATTGATAAAAACGCAAAAAAATAAAAACTTTTTGCGCTTTTTATATGTTGATTTTTAAGTTTTTCTAGCGTATCTTTCATACTTATTAGTAACAAGACAAGACTTAACAAATATAGTTAACGATTGACTTTTAGCTAATTAAACTAATTAAACGAAAGATATAATTATGGCACTTAACATGGATAAAGTTCGCAATAAACTAGCGTCATTCGACAAGACGAAAAAGGGCGGCAAAAAACTCACCGAAGAACAACAAGAACGAGTCGAAAAAATCAAAAAATACATTTGGAAGCCTGAACCGGGCAAACAAGTAGTTCGAATTGTTCCTTATCAATATACGCCTGATTTCCCATTTATTGAATTGAAATGGCACTATGATTTCAATGGCGATAAAATAAGTTATCTAAGCCCTGCCAGCGTTAACCAACCCGACCCAATTGTGGAGTTGGCAAACCGACTTGAAAAAGTCAAGGAAACTTGGCTCAAGGGTAGAAAAATGCAACCCAAACTAAGAACCTATGTTCCCATTGTCGTTCGAGGCAAAGAGGAAGAGGGTGTCAAGTTTTGGGGATTCGGCGCACGTGTCTGTGAACAATTGATGGCAGCCATCAATGAACCTGATTACGGTGACATTACGGATTTGAACAACGGATATGACATCACGGTTGATTTCAAAACTGCGGAAGAATTGAAAGCAGATTTCCCTGACACCAAAATTCTTATCAAGCCAAGACCTCGTCCGGTGATTGACCCCGACCATCCAAAGACCAAGGAAATCATGGAACTCATTACTAAGAAACAACCAAATATCTATGATATTTACAAACCTGCTTCTTATGATGAATTGGTCGCGGCCCTTGAAATTAAGTTGGAAAATGAACATCGGGGTGTAAGTTCAGCCTCTTCTCCACGCGGTGCAGAAAGAACAGTAACAGCAATTACCCCTCCTGAACCGGAAGATGACAATGATGAAACCGTTGTTCTTCCCACCGAAGAGGAAATTGCTGCAGCCACCGCTCCAGCTCCCGTAGTGGAAGTGGTCGCTGCTCCAGCAACTCCGCCATCAACTCCTGTTGTTTCGCCTTCTGCAAAGAAAGCGAGCGTGCAGGATTTTGAAGCCGCATTCAAGAATATCTTCCCTGACAAGAAGTAACTTGAAAAATAAAATAAAATAACTTGAAATGCTGCGCCGAAAGGCGTAGCATTTCAAATGTACAAGATTATGAAAAAACAAAAATCAAATACTAATTCGGTTTTAAACTCGATTTGGAACGACCTTAGAAAATCAAAAGTAATGCCCGCAGCACAAGCTAGAGAAAATGTGAAAAAAGCAGGAGGCTCATTTAATTCTATACTTGATGATATAAGCAATCTGATAGAAACTCTATCAGGTAGAGGGTTTACAAAAATTACTTATTCAACAAATAACATAGAAGACGAAAAGTTGAAATTAAAAGTAATACGTAAATTAAAAAAACTTGGTTATAAAGTTGAATTGGATGAATTCGGTATATTTTGGAAAATTTCTTGGTAAAATAAGGTAAAATCTATATGCCAAAAGGAAAATCAGTTCATGTAGAAGGTGAAGTTGACAAGGTTCAAAAAGTTGAAAGAAGCGACCTTGCCGAACTTATTGTAAAAACAATGAACAAGTCGCAGACTGATGGCAGTCGTGTAGCCTTCTTTTTGGATGAACAAGAAGACCCTTCAATGGTTTCTGATTGGATTTCCACAGGTTCAACATTGCTTGACTTGGCTATTTCAAATAGAAAAAATGGTGGTTTACCTGTTGGAAGAATTGTCGAATTACATGGCTTGGAAAGTACAGGTAAATCTCTTATCTGTGCTCACATTGCTGCTAATACTCAGAAAAAAGGTGGTTATGCTTTGTTCATAGACACGGAAAATGCGGCAGCGCCGGAATTTTGGAAATCGGTGGGTGTTAATATTACAGAAATGGGTTATGCAACTCTGTTTACAGTGGAAGAAATTTTTTCCAAGATTGAAGAAGTGATCGGAGCGGTAAGAAAATCCGATGGAGATATATTACTGACCATCATAGTTGACTCTCTTTCTCAAGCCTCATGTGAAACTGAAATGGAGTCTGCGCACGGCAAGGATGGATACAACACATCAAAGGCTATCATTATCAGCAAAGCCTGTCGAAAAATTACAGGTCTTATCGGAAGACAAAGGGTGCTTATAGTATTTACCAATCAGCTTCGCATGAACCTAAATGCTGTAAAATTCGGTGACAAGTGGATTGTGCCGGGTGGTAAAGCGATGGCTTTTGCTTCATCGGTTCGTGTCCGTCTTGGTAACACAGGTGCTTTAAAGAAAGGTAATAAAGTTATAGGTAACAATTGTAAAGCTGTAGTAACCAAAAATAGAATGGGGCCACCAAAAAGAAGTGCCTTGTTTGAAATCCATTTTGATTCAGGTATTCAGGACTTGAAAAGTTGGTTGGAATTCTTGAAAGAAAATGGTTTTGCTAAAAAAGTGGATGACAAGTATAACATCAAACTTCCATCCGAAACAATAAAACTGAGTGTGCCGGAATTTGTTGAGAAAATCAACACCGACCAAAAATTCAAAGACGAGATTTATGATATCATAGCTGGTGAATATATCATGAAATACAGGAGTCCTGATTCCAAAATTGAAGAAGATGTTGATGTGGATGAGAATGCTGATGAAGATTAATGCTATATGAAGTGGCACATAGAACAAAATAAAAAGGGAACAAGGTGTGTGATTACTTGTAACAAGGGTGTTTCATTTATTAGTGCAGAGGTAACATACATAGATAATTCAAAACATTATGAAGGTGCTGAATCAGTAAGTTTGATAGTGCCTTATAATTCTTGGAAAAGGAAAAAATCATTAAAAAAATGTACATGTGACCCCTATAAAAATGAATGTTGTGATATTTGCACAGGATATGCCGAAGCAAAAAGAAAAGGTAAACTGAGAGACTCGGTAAATTAATTAAATTCATGGGAAAATGAAAACAATAACACTTAAAGACGTAAATTATGATGATGCCACGATTTTGTTTGAAACCGACGACAAGGAAGATTTTAAAGTGACATTTGAATTTATTCAAGATTTAAACAGATACATTACAAAAGAATGGACATTTCATAAAAATGAAAACAGGAATTGAAATAATATCGGAGGAGCGCCAACGTCAAATTACAGTTGAAGGTTGGACGGATGAACATGATGACAAACATGGTGCGGGTGAGTTGGCGTTTGCAGCCAAAGCTTACGCTGAACATGCGGGGTTTCAATCGGCTATTGAGGGCAGCGAATATGGAAAAGTAAAGACCAATTATATTCCTGATATGTGGCCGTGGGACCCCAAATGGTGGAAACCCACCGATGACCGGATTAGAAATCTTGCCAAAGCGGGTGCATTAATAGCGGCCGAAATTGACAGACTTCAGCGACTTAAAGAAAAAGGAGATTTATGACGGAGGTTGTTTTAAAAATTGATGGAAAATTATACAAATCATTCAATGACCCAAGCGATGCATGGGATTACTTCATCATAACTCTTAACCTTCCAAGTAGTATATTTACCATTAGAAAAGATATAGGTTGGTCTTGGGATAAATTACCCTTTAGATTTGGATGGAATGGAAAATTTTACGAAGTAGAAAAATCAGAAAGACAATAAAATAGTTATGAGTGATAGTAATGAAAATTTATAATTCAGAGAAAGAATATGATTTAAATCATCAAGTTTGTCCAAAATGTGGTAATGGAAGGAATAATATGTTTAAAACTTGTGTATGGTTTATTTTTTATAAAGGTGAACCATATAAAAATGAAAACGAATGTGAATGTATGGAATGTGGTTGGAAGGGTATTGTTGATGATTTAATTGAAAAATGAATTATGATAGATAATAAACAATCTGACATTTTCTCAATATGGGAAAATCTCAAGTCAGAAAAAAAGTTAGCCCATGAAAAGGGACTGAACAGCATTATCAAAAAAGAAGTTTTGATAGTGGATGGAACAAATACGTTTTTGCGTTGTTTTGCCGCTATTCCTACACTTAATGATAATGGATTACATACAGGAGGCATATCCGGTTTTCTAAAAAGTGTTGGTTACGCAATTAAACAATTCCAACCTGATAGATGCGTGATTGTTTTTGATGGTGTTGGTGGTTCCATGAAACGTCGGAAAATTTATTCCGAATATAAGGAACATAGAAAAACGAAAGTTCGCCTTAATAGAATATATGAGGACACATCGTTGGGTGATGAAGATATTTCCCTGAAAAAACAATTTCAAAGATTGGTAATATATTTACAAAGTCTTCCTGTCAACGTTATTGCTTTGGATAATGTTGAAGCCGATGATACGATTGCTTACTTGGCCTTGGATTCTTTCAAAGATTGGAATGCAATCATCATGTCATCTGACAAGGATTTTTTACAGATTGTAAATGACCATGTTAGGGTATGGAGTCCCACTAAAAAACGTATATATGGGCCTCAAGATGTATTAAATGAATATGGTATCAATTCACAGAATTTTGTCTATTTTAGAGCATTGTGTGGGGATGATTCAGATAACATCCCCGGTGTGCGGGGGTGCGGCCTAAAGACGGTTGTGAAGGCGTTTCCCATGTTGGCTGGGGATAGGGTGGAATTGACGGTTTTGAAGGATTATGCGATTGAATACAGTGGTAAATTGAAGGTTTACGACACCATTGTTAAGGATTGGCAGGATGTGGAAAGAAATTATGAACTTATGCAGTTGACGAATACGGCATTAACCACTATGGCTCAACTGCATGTGAAGGAAGTATTGGATAATCCTATTGCAAAACTTAACCGATTTGAATTAATAAAACAAATGTCATCAGATAATTTGACAAACAACATCTACAATTTGCCAAATTGGATAAATGAATGTTTTAGCAAACTGAATAGTTTTGTGAGAGATTGATATGGACAACATTTCAATAGAACAAAAATTGACTAGAGAAAAGTTTGAAGAAATAATTCGAAGCTCTCAAGCAAATCATATAGCTGATGCTTCAAGGGAAGAGTTAGATGGTCTATATGAAGCGTTTGTAAAATTGGTAAAATTATTAGAAGAAGAAAAAGAACCAATCAATCCTTCAAATGAAATTTTGGATGAAGACGAAGAAGAAAATGAAGATTTGAGTATATGTGAACAATGTGGTGAAAAAGCTTGGGATGGTTATATCTGTTATTCTTGTGGATTGAAAATAATATAACAAAAGGCGTTGGAGAATAAAATCTTCAACGCCTTTTGTGTGCAATCTAATTTTTAACCATTCCAATTTTTGGGTGGTTGAGCATATCCGTTTGGAAAACTTTGTGGTAAGTTAACGGCTAGTTTATTTGTAATAGGAATACCCATGCTGATTAGAGCTTCCCTTGAAGCATAGTAAATGTCAAACGATTGGGCCAAATATCCACGGTCAAATGTGACATTGTGAACCTTGCTGTATTCTTTTCTGCCCCACTCTGTACCCATATCAAAGTCTAACTTTGGTTGTTCATATTCTACGTCTCCACAATAATTATGAAGGTCATTACTACTGTCAGAACTAATCAAATTTTGTTGGCAACAATCTTTGAATTTTTCATTATCTGAGGTATTGAATGTATTTAACGCAACATCATTATTATTGCAACAGGTATAGCTAACGTTGGATGTGTAAGTTGAACTGATATTACCTCCTGCTGACAATCCTGTTCCGCCACAGCCGGTAAGAGTATTATTACCGCTGCTTATTCCACTAACTACATTATTGCCGCCCCATGTCCATGTATAATACGGCCAAGATGGCCACGGCTGATAATATGGCACGTAATATGGTACAGGGTTGTTAATAATTGTTGTGGTTACGATTGGTTCTTTTTCATAGAAAATTCTAAGGCCAATTACACCACAATTCTTTTCAGAACCATCTTCCTTTGATTGTGCGTAGGTTTTTCCATCGAATTTATAACCAAATTTAAACATGGCCCATTCACTATCTGAAAACCTGAACCCCTTTATTTTTTCAGAAGAATATGCATCAATGATGTAACCTGTGTCGGTATCCGATGCTGCCTTGCCTGTAAGCACGTTCAGGCCATCCACTGAACCCACTGCAAGAATTCTCTTGTAATGATTGTTTTTTATTTCTATAACATATTCAGAGCCGTTTTTGGCTTCAATGTATGTTTTACCTTGGTGATTGTATTGTTTGCAACGATGGCCGTTGACCAATATATTGAGATCAAAACTCATATTTATCCTTATCTTTTAATTGTTGTAGTTTATTTAAAAGCGCCTCATACAGGCGATTTCATAGATTACATATACGATAAAAAGAAAAAGTCAATATTTTATTTCTGTTTTAATTTTGCTCTCTTTCTATAAATCACATGTTGTTTTTTAACTATATCCGAACATTTTTTACATATGGTTAATTTTTTCCCCTCCGGAGTTGTATAAAGAGGATTTTTATGACATATGGTGCATATGTTTTTTCTTAGATATTCAAGTCTTCTTAATTTAACTTCTTCGCTTTGTTCCTTGGCACAAGTAGCACATAATCGTAATCTTTTTCCACTAGCCGTAAGAACCCCCGGTTTTTTCCTGCAACGAAGGCAAATTCCTTTATCTATCAATCCTTGAACAAGCGCACGTCGTTGTTTGAGATGTTTTGTGCAATATGTTTTTGGTGTGCCATCTTTATTTTTTTCAGCAGGTGCACCACATTCTCCACACAAACCATTCGCTATTCTTACCGCTCGGCGTTTTTTTATGTAAAAAACCAATCTTTGCTTCTCCGTCATTTTCTTAAGTGCTTCCATTTCTTTGTCTGTTAAAGTATAGCCTTTTGGTATCCAAGGTTTCACCGCTTTTATTTTTGGTTGCACCGCTTTTGAAATAGGTTTTGTTTTTGGTAACAATGGGGTTGTTACTTGTGAAGGCGGTATTGCGATTTTGTGAGGAAACATCTTTAAGAACCTACGTGTATCATCGCTAAAGTCTTCCGTGTTCATTTCGGTGATTGCTTCTCTGATAAGTTGTTTTATATCCTCTTTGGTAATCATGGACATAAATATATTTAAAATAAGTGTGTGATGAATTAAAAAAGGGTTAAATCGGTATAAAAAGTTTACTCTTTGGGTTCGTGGTGTAAAGTACCTAAACAAATAAAATATATGGAAGAGACAGACAATCTTAAAAAATACGGTAGTGAATTTCAATCCAAGTGCATAGCGTCATTGGTGACGGACTTGTTGTTCGTAGAACGAATTTTTGATATTCTTAGTCCTGATTATTTTGAATCAGATGCAAACAAATGGATAATCCAACAAATAATGGCGTATTTTCTTAAATACAAAGCGTGCCCCACGGCTCAAGTATTTAGAATTCAATTGGAAGAAATAAAAAGCGATGTGTTAAAAGCAGCGGTTTATGAACAATTAAAAAATGTTTATGAACATTATATTGGGTCACAAGATTTGAATTTTGTGGCCGAAGAATTTTTGGAATTCTGCAAGAACCGGAAAATGAAAAATGCAATCGTATCGTCCACGGATTATTTGAAGGTGGGTGATTACGACCAAATCAGAAGAGTGGTTGATGAAGCGTTAAAAGCGGGCATGGAAAGAAACCTCGGCCATGAATATCATACGGAGATTAGCAAACGTATGTCGGCAATGTGTCGTGACACCATTAAGACCAATTGGGATGAAATTGACAAACTATTGGATGGTGGGTTGGCAAAAGGCGAACTTGGCTTTTTTGTCGGACCTGCAGGTAGTGGTAAAACGTGGTTTTTGACAAGAATTGGTGCAGAAGCAATGAAGGCCGGAAAGAACGTGGTCCATGTTACTATGGAATTAAATGAAAATTATGTCGGGTTAAGATATGACAGTTGTTTTACAGGTATCAATTTTCAGGATATTAGAACCCATATTGATAAGGTCAAAGAGACCATTGAAGACATTCCGGGAAAACTGTTTATCAAATATTTTCCAATAAAAACAGTAGCGTCACATGCCATCAAAACACACATCGAACGTATTCAAATGTTGACAGGTAATAAAATTGATTTGGCTGTGGTAGATTATGCTGATTTGCTAAAACCTGCCGTAGAAGATAGAAATGCAAATTCTTATAGTGAAGGCGGTTCCGTGTATGAAGAATTGAGAGCCGTTGCTGGTCAACTTCAAATACCCATTTGGTCAGCATCACAAGCAAACAGAAGCGGACATGAAGCTGAAACTGTTCAGGCTCATAATGTTGCAGACTCTTATAAAAAAATCATGACAGGAGATTTCATTGCGAGTATTTCTAGGAAAATGGAAGACAAGTTAGCAGGTGTTGCACGCGTTCACATTATTAAAAATCGTTTTGGTGCTGACGGAATGACGTGGCCCACATGTTTCGATGCTAGTAATGGAGATATAAAAATTCTTGACCCTAACAGTTCCGAAGGAAGAAAATGCTTGGAAAAAATGAAAGACGGTGAAGACAAACTACAAGATTTGGTAAGAAATAATTGGAATCAAATCAAGAAGAATCGCCGCCAAAATATCGACGATGATTAATTGAATAGCGCTATTTTCTTGTACCCGAAAAAATTTCAAACACGAAAAAATAATTTTGTTTTAAACACGGTTTTAGAAAAATAAAATCCTAATTATTGCTCACGTAAAGAGAGATAAAAGATTTAGGATATATGAACGAAGACAATATGGTAAAAAAGACGGACTTCAATAAGATTACAACACGATACGAAGATGTAAAGAAACAAACCACTAGCGAATACTTTAATGGAAATGAATTTTCCATAGATGCCTTCAACAAAAAATATTCGGCAGAAGACGGTGAAACTTATGTTCAAGCTTTAAAAAGAGTTTGTGATTATGTTGCATCCGTGGAGAAAACAGAGGAGCTTCAAAAATTTTGGAGTGAGCGATGGTTTGATGAAATTTACAATGATTGGTGGCATCCAGCAGGTTCCATTATGCAAGGGGCCGGAACACATCGTAAAATTTCTTTGGCTAATTGCACAACAATTTCGCTTGGTGCATTGCGCGACAATGAGGAATGGGACAGTCTTGAATCCATCATAAAAAATGCGGCTTATACTGTTGCAAAGTGTGCAGCTTACCGGCAGGGATTGGGTGTGGATTTCAGTCGTCTTCGTCCGAATGGAACAAAAGTTTTGAATAGTGCCAACAAATCGACGGGCGCGGTTCATTGGATGAAACACATTGATGGCATTGGTTATTCTGTCGGTCAAAAAGGTCGCATTCCTGCTATGTTGTTTTCTTTAAGTATTAATCATCCTGACGTGGAAGAATTTATTACCGTTAAGAGTGATTATACCAAAATTCAAAATGCAAACATATCTGTTCAACTGACTGAAAAATTTTATAAGGCTGTCGAAGAAGACAAGGATTGGGAATTATCCTTTGAAGTTCCTGCTATTAAAAGGGGTGAAAAAATTTACATTGATGTCCATAGCATAGACATGGATACAAAACAAGAAAAAGACGGTAGATTTTACAAGATTGCTACCCATGACAAGAAGAAGGAAATTTTTTCCAAAGTGGTCAAAGCTCGCAAGTTGATGGAATTGATTGCAAAAAACATGTATCAAAATGCTGAACCGGGAATTCAAAACATTGACATTGCTAGAAAATATTCCAATTCCGATTACATGTACAACCCAAAGGATGAATATGACAGTCGCATCATCGGAACAAACGCTTGTTCGGAACAATACCTCAGTCGTGAATCTCTTTGTGTTTTGGCTTCGCTTAACGTTGGTAGATTTTCAACTCTGCCGGAAGTTTATGTAAAACAACTTGAACGAATCGGCACATCAATGAATCATTTTTTGGATAACGTCAATGAGTGTGAATTGGTGTATGAAACTTATGCAACCCCCCATCAAAGATTGGCCATTCAAAAGCTTCGAAGAACAGGTGCCGGCGTAACCAATATTGTTGGTTGGTTGTTGAAGAAAAACCTTGCATATGCAACCAAGGAAGCCAATGATGCCTTCGAGGAATTTATAAAACTTTTCAATTATTGGTTGTATTGTAGTTCTGAAATAAACGGAAAAGAAAAGGGCAATTTTGGTTTGTTTGACAAGGAAAAATGGAAATCTTCGCTATTTGTTCAGCGAGTGATTGAAGAGTCGGTTAAACTTCATGATAAATATGGTGTTCCAATTTTGATGGGAAATTCTGCTAGAAATGTGACCAACAGTTCTATCGCGCCCACGGGTACTTTGAGTTTGATGTTTAGAAATTTGGTTATAAGTTATGGCATTGAAGCTGCTTTCTTCCTTTATTTTTGGAAGCGAACAAGAATGGAAGGAGCATACAAGTATTATTTTAATGTTCCAAAAGTTGTCCGTGATGCATTTGAAGAGGCTGGTTGCCCAATACCGATGAAATCCGACACCATTCGAGATGAATGGGATGGCCGCCATGGAAAACCAATTGCTGAATTTATAGAAAAAAATCTGACCAAAGTTGGAATCAAGTTCAAGGCTTCGACAGAAATTAACCCTATGGATAAGCTTGAATTTATGTCTCAAGTTATGAAGTGGATAGATTCTTCCATATCAACTACTTATCTCCTTCCCACTGATTCCGATTGGAAATCTGTTTACAAATTTATTTTGGCTTCACATGAAAAGGAAGTGAAATCCATCGCGGCTTTTCCTGACAAAAAAATGTACGGTATTGTGTCCAATATAGCCTTCAAGGATTTGGCATTCAAGTTGAAGGAGGAAGGCATTGGAATCCATCATCAAAACTTTTCGGATGATGAACTTAAAGAACTGAATATATCCCGTCAAAAAATTAATACAGATTGCGCAGAAGCTCCTGAAAGACTTCCAACTTTGGATGCTGATATTTACGTTGTGAATGTCAAGGGAGAAAAATTCTGTATTGCTGTCGGCCTTCAAAATGGTCAACCTTATGAAATATTTGGTGGACATCTTAATGGTCTTGGATTGAAATCAAATTTCAAAAAA